CTATATCATCCCAAACATCCTCAACAGCGGTACTTAACTCTGAAAAATCAACATCTTCAAGAGCGGGGCCAAAACTATCGGCTATACCTTTAAATACCTCGCCGACCTTTTCTTTTATTACATCCCATTGTTCCATGTCACCAAAATCGGTTTTTATAGTATTCCAAGATGCAAGTAGGTTTTTTTTGAATGTTTCATCGTCAAAGTCGTCAAGCTTCCCCTGAAACTCATCAATTTTCGTTTTGGTAGTGTCAATTTCAAGCGTGGCTTTTGTGCCTAAATCCTCAAAAGGAGTTCCTAACAACGCAACACCACTTTTGAAAGCGCCTGTCTTGTCTGTGGTTGTTTTCAGGCCAGTTTGAATTTTTCCAAAGGCATCAGCGAACGAAATCGCCCCTGAGTCTAAATCCTTCTTAAACTGAACAGGATCTATACCTATGTCCGTGAGCGCATCTTGGACCTCTTTTGAGTTTCCTGTTATTTTAATTCTAAATTCTTTAAACAGGTCCAAAACTTTATCTGTGCCGAGAGTCCCGCCTCCCTGTATGCCAGACTCTATTATCGAATATGCCTCGCCAGCGTCTAACCCCATGTCTCTAAATTGAGTACCATATTCATCAATCGAATCTAACAAATCCCCAGACGAATCAAGATCCCCTTGAAATCCAGATAAGATAAACCCAAAAGCCTCGTCAACAGTTATCCCAAAGTTATCCATCAACCCTTTGGCTGATGTCATTGCCGCATCAACGTCAACATCAAATACGTTTGAAATTTTCAATGCTGCATCAGAAACCTTACCTATATCTATCGATGCATCATCACCGAATTTCTTCTGGGCAGTAGTAACTGTCCTAAACGCCGTTTCAAGGTCCGCTGTCACACCGGAGTTGTAAACTCTCTTTGCAATATCTTCAAACTTTTCTGCTTCTTTGTTCGGCAAACCCAAAGACAATTGCATTTTTTTTGCTTCATTGTCGATATCTGAAGACGCTATAACTCCGGCTGTAGCAATGCCACCAATCGCCAATACGAGTTTGCCAACCATATCCGCTGCATCTTTAAATGGCTCTCCAAAATCAGAAAGATCATTACCGAAAGAATCAATCTTGCCGCCCATACTATTTAATTCGCTCGAAACATTGTCCACACCAGCAAATATAATTTCAACTGTTCTTGACAGATCGGACATCAATGGCCTCTTTTAGAGTTTCTATGGTTTTTTTGATGTTCATAAAACTTTTCCCATAGTTTCATTTCGACTATCGTTATTCGGCCATGGGGGAATTTATCCGGTAAAACCTGGAACAAAAATTGACCGGATTTATCACATAATGAAAGCACTTTTCTAACCATTGTGTCCCCCCACAGCCGTTCTATTCCCCCAGATTAGCGCCCATTGCCGACATCACAGATATTTCATGTGCGAGCCTACGAAGCATACCTCCATTCGAATGTGCCAATTTTACAGCTATGTGTTCAGGGCACTGAGGCACAGATCCATACCTAACGAGCGAGATCCACCGCATGTACGTTTCAGGAGTTGCATCAGCAGATTGGTTTAACAGCTCGTCATATCCATCTTTAAACCCCTTTACCGTCCCCTTGGCAAATGCTTCCATGGCACCCTTTAGCACTTTAACCCGCTCTGCCGATTCTTCAACCAGAGCTATCTCCATGCCTGTCAAGGACTTGATCTCCCATTCTGGTTCCTCGCCTTCCGGGAAAAAGTCTTTAAGCATAGGTACAGGGATCTTTTTTGTAGGGAATGTTACGTTCGCTGCGTCAAGTTTGTCGTAGTCAATTGCCATTATTCTCTTTTCCTTATGACATTTTTCTCGAAAATGTGGAGCATGGCAGAGAGTGAGAAGCTCCTTTTCTCCGGGTCCGGATAGCCATGCTTGGTGATATACAGGGTGATATCATTTACGAGCTAAACAAAACCGTTTGGCTCGCTGCACTGATAGTCGCCGAAGCCTGGATCTGATCCGCCGCCGGGAACGTGGACTTAATTCCCAGTTTCCCCTGGGTTAGGGAATACGGCGTCTTGTTTCTGTTTGGGAAAAACTTAAAAACAAGAATTTGATCCCTGTTGGCAATAAGAGAATCAGTAATGCCGTCGTCCATCATAGCGGTAAATGACGCCTGGCCCAAAGATGTAGAGCTTGATCCCACGGTCCCGTTGTAAACCTGTGTTGAGGCTATTGAATGGCTGTTTTCAGCCGGGACAAAATCAACAGATCTGGAGATTTCAGAAAAAATGGGAACATACCCCCGGACATAAACAGGTTTGTGGGCATCGCCTGTGTGTATTTCGTATCCAATTTCAGCATCAAACTCTATATGTGCATTTTTCTTTGCTGTTGATGTGGCTGTGTCTCCGTCTCCGATTGGATATTCCTGCCATGTTGGATAATCAAACCTTTCTACGTGAGTTCCGATGGTTTGGAATATTTCTGATTCTAAAATTACCGCATCTGAATCGTCAGTTAGCCGCACCTGCCCAATCTCAATACTACCGACAGGTATATAAGGCGGGCCACCAGCTACACCTCTTGTCTCTACCAGGGCAGTCGTTGTACTGTCGGTGCCCGCCACTATCTCAACAACTCCAGCATTTGTAACCGTCACAGAGCAGATATTCGCCTTGTCTTCCGCTGGCCTTGTTGCCGTCGATGTCGTTGCTGCAACGGAGATCAAAGACCCTGCCAGGTAGCACGTAAAAGCCGCAACTGTAACCATATTAACTGTTGCATGTGGTGATAACATGTTTTGCCCGGTTACAACCCCGTCCGGACGAACAATCAACTCATATCCTGATTTGTCAGAAAAAACACTCTTTCCTGCCACGGTAAAAACCTTATGGTCCCCGGAGTCTGTGGCTTCGGTGTAATCAAACAGTGTCTGGCCAGACTCTATCATAATCTTAGCAAATTCTGCTGTTGCCATTTTATTATTTCCTTTTCATCATTGTTGATATGGATTTCCAATCAACGTGTTATATTTTATGTCGAATGTGGCAATTGCACTGGCGTATCGTTCCTCGTTATTTGGAGTTTCGACACCGCCACCGCCGGTATGGGTTATTGATTCAATCAGCGTGGAAAATGCGCTTGTCTGATCTGTCATGGACTTGACCAGATCACCGTAAATCGACTCACTGATTTCGTGGATATTCTGAGTTGAACTGAGTTTTACCGCCGCTTTAAACGCAATCGGCATATTATGCGACATTACACCAAAAAGCTCTTTGGCTGATTCTTCCGGCATGGCTATAATCTCAACGACAAGGGCCGTCCCCGGGTCAAGAGTTTTGATATCCCGGACCGCATTGGTGCCGATATTTGTGTTGTATCCTGCGGTGGTCTTTATCAAACCCGCCCTGGTTACGGCATTTTTTATAATCTGCTCTCGGATTGTGTCAGCCATTGTGCCTCCGCAAAATATCGTCTATTTGAGTCGAAAGGTTTTCACTAATCTTCTCGCCGGCAAACGTTTCAATTGGGTCAAAGATTCTATTGGCCCCTAAAATATCCTCAATCCTGGGACCAGTTCTGCGCTGAATTCCACGTTCGTCTTTGTCGGCACTCTCGGTAAAACGGTATTTTTTAGGTAGTGCTCCATAATTCATCTTGGGGTTTACTTTTTTTCCGTAAACTTTCCCACGCCAAAAGACATGCGTTTTTTCGTTCCTGGTTCCATCGTTGGCCGCTTTCCCTTTCGCAATAAAAGCGTGCTTTAGCGTTGTTCTTTTCCCGCTTCTCTTGACTTTGAATGATACGCCCTTCTTAGTCTGCTTCCCGGCGTATTGAACCAATCCAATAGGCTCACCCTTAGATACAAAAGATCCCGAAATATCCGAAAAATTAGCCTTTTTTATGGTAAAATCTTGCTTGATTCTTTTTGCCGTTAACGCCAGGTCCGCACCGACATCCTTGGCCGCCCTGGTTTGTACGTTGGTCAGGGTTTTATTGATCGCATTGGTGAGCGCTCGCTTGCTACCGTTTTTGATGTCACGCAAAAGACTCTCAACACGGGCAAGATCAGATTGTGATATTTCAATGCTCATTGACCACCACCTTCACGAAAACTCGATCGTTGCTATCAATGCGCTCCACCCGGTAAACAGACCCGTCAATATCAAACTCGTCCCCCCGCATTGGTATTCCGACATCTTCAAACAGGGCCTGGATTGTAATCCCAAACGTTGGGATCTCATAGTCTGCGCCGTCTGGCCGGAGCAGTGTTTCATGATCAACTCTGACCAGGCAATCAGGGATTGTGGTACATCCATCCACGGATTCATAAACAGCGGAGACACCACGTTTTACCATGATATCTCTCGCCGCTTTTTGGATCAGGGGATCGCTCATCTTCTGCGGAACTCCACCTGGGCCGTTGATGCCGCCGGGGATGACAGGTAAATCTTTGTCATTTCGGCGTAAAACGGAAACTGCAACAGGCTGATTGCATTTGTCATCTGATAAAACTCTGCATCATCTTCGGGTGTCGCTGTTTGCTCGTTTACCTCGACGGTCAGCAGAGCATCATCGGACAAATTGAGTATCCAAATCTTATTCGTGCCGGGGGGAATCTCCAACTCAACGGCGCTCGCTGTGAACGTGATCGTCTCCCGGCTTATAATTGATTTTTCGCTCATAAGGAAACCTCCCTATGCCACCGTCAGTTTCACGAGAGTTTCGGGGCGCTTACAAAGGGGCAACGGGTTTGACTGCGTGTGTAGATCAACTCCCCGGTTGAACTTCCTGGGCTCCTGTTTTGCGTAGAATGGCACACCAATTGTATTGGCTGTTTCCACAAAATCAGCAGGGCCAACATATGTTTGGAATGTTGCCATTGTCCCGGTAGGATATGCGTGGGCTTCACCATCGGCAATAAATTTCCTGGAATTACCGTCAGCATCTGGGGCATTGCCGATATATTCCTCAAATGTCAGACCGCCGAATTTAAAGCCCTTCCTGGGATCTCCGCCGAGCCTATCCGCCGCTTCGCCGTAATTTGCATATGCCTCTTTCACGAGCGGGTGATCGATCAAGGCATCAAAGAATCCCGAAGAACAAAGAACATGTGTTCCCGTCATCGTTTCACCTTTGAGGTTTTCCTCGATGTGTCTGGAGACTGCAAGGCATTTTGATCTCACTTTTGTAGTGTCTGTCCCAAGCGCAAAACTGACCGTCTTGGGGCTGATCCCAAACTCGGTATAAAGGTCATACATCGTGGACCCATCCCCATCCAGGATGATACCCTTGAGAGCGCCCATTCTTAGATGTTCCAGGGTGATAGCGTGCTTGTTTTTCATCGTCTGGAGCTTGTCGTTCATGATCGTCATGAAAGGCGCAAGCTCGTTTTCAGAACCAAAGGCACGTACTCCCTCATATTCGGCGGGGAGCAGTGTGTCGTCCAGGGGCAGGTGGGGGATTACAAAAGACCGAACAGCTCTTTTCCCGGTCTGGTTCTGCGCTCCGGGAGATCCGGGAGGCTGTGACGTGATAAGATTGAGAATACCATTCTTTTCCTCAATCATGATTGTGCGAGTCCTTACGCCTTTGATCGGCATAAGGCCCATTGTTTCGATCTTGCCATAATTGTTCGGCAGGATGTTAATTGCATCTGTCAGTGACGCCATAGAAAAGGCGTCATTTGCCCAAGGGTTCAACATATTATGATTCCTCCCTTACAATGATTCCGGTGTCGGCAAGCTGTGCCAGCCAAGCGGTTTTTTGTGGTTCTGTTGCGCCTGATGGCCATACCAGGTTTGATGATGTGATGATGGCGTCTCGAACGATTGCAACGCCTGCGGTGTCGGCGGTCAATGCATTATAGTTGGCGATAGCAACACCTGCGGCGTTCTGAGATCCGTCAACGGCTGTGGGGTCAACTTCAACATATTTCCCGGAACCGGCGGTGATTTCAATGGTGTAGATATCGCCAAGATTTGAATCTTCCCCGGCATCGGTCAGGGTAAAATTGATATGGTCGTTAACATAAGCAGTTCCAACAGTGGCGCTTGCCAGGGCGAAACCATCAGGATCTGCAACAGCAAACGTACCTGCTCCGGTTGCTTCGGCAATACATGTTAGAGTATATGTTCCAATCTTGGCTTTCGGTCCGGCGGTTACTGAATCACATGTGCTTTCACCGGTATTGCCATCGCCAGCCGTACCGGTTGCAGGACAGGATAATGCGATTTTTCCCACCACCCCGGCCAGTGCGACATTCTCCCCGGAGAGAATAGTAACTTTCTCACGGCTCTTGCCACGTTCCTCTTCCCAGACCAAAAAATCTTTTAGGTTGTTGGGTTCTGTATAAGCTGCCATTATTTACCTCCGGCTCTTTTTTTTGCATCAGCAACCAGGGGGTTTTCGCCGCCGTTGCTCATAGGGTTTACTGTCGAAAAGATTTCAGCCCGAGCAGATACGTCGGCCTGGGCGTCAATAATTTTTTTTCCTGCCTCTTCGGATGTCATTCCGAGCAATTCCGCTGTAAACTTGGCGTTGGTGACGCCTGCAATCTGGACCTTTTCCATGATTGCGGCAATCCTGGCAGTTTCGGCCTTTTTGGTTTCGTCTACAGCCTCCGCTTTTCCTGTGGCCATGGCCTCTGTTTTGATTTTCTCCACGTCGGGAGCGTCGCCGGACGCCTTCGGGATATACCCAATTGTTTCAAAAGACTTCTCAATTTCAGAGTCGTCTTTTCCGGCAATCAATGCACGTAAATCAGTAGTTAAACCCATGTGGGTTCCTCCATAAGTATTTGTGTGTTTGGCCTGCAACTCAGTGATTAAGTTTTCCAGGCTTCCATATCTGTCAGCCATTCCGACCTTGATGGCTTTTGCAGCGATCATCATTCCACCCTGGCCGAAATCGCTTTTAACTTTTTCCTCTGTGACCTTTCGATATTTTGCTACCTGGGCAATAAAAATACCGGCCAGGTCATCTGCTCGGCCCTGGATCTCTGCTTTTCCCTCTTTTGACCCTGGGTCCAGTCTCTTTTTGGGTGATGCCGTGGAGACAATCTCAACTATTTTACTTTCAGACGGACGATACCCGAAAACGACACCGAGTGAGCCAAGTTCTGCCGTCTCGTTGACCACAATTTCCTGTGCCGCCGATGCAATCCACAATGCCGCCGATGCCGCTTGGTTTCCCACATATGCGATTACCGGCTTTTTGGCAGCACGAACCATTTCTGCAAATTCATTGATGCCTGCTGCCTCACCGCCGGGGGAATCCACGTCGAGAATCACGGCCTTGATTTCTGGATTATCGAGAGCTGTTTTAAAATCAAGCGCAAGATCCTCCAGGGCAGTGCCGCCCCTGATCCAATTTAAAAAAGAATCATGCCGGGAGATTGCCCCGTGAACCGCCATGACTGCTACATTGTCCCGTTTTTTTACGGTATATGTTCGCTCTAACCTCTGCGCTCGTTTTGCTTCAAGTGCCTCTGGCGTCAGGTTTGCAAGCTCGTTAAAACTCACCTCGGCCATCAAAAAGGGAGACCCTAATAGATCATTCATCTTTCTTTTTACCTCCTTCCTCTGTTTCGCCCATGGCCTGATACATGCCCTTCGATGTTGTTCTCCTGGGGTCTGTGTCAAAAATAAATTTGTAAGCGTCGAGAATCTTTTCCTCTTCATTGCGCTCTGCAAAAAATGTTTCGATGTCCTGGCCACGGTCGCTGAGGGCCTGCGTGTAGTTCTTGAGTCCTCCACGGATTTCTAATATTTCTGCAAGCATGTCTTTATACGGATCGACCCATGCCCATGGCTGAGTTTGCCAACTGATACCACGGTAGTATTTGCGTTTGTCAGCATGGAAGTTTTCAATATGTAACTTGTTTGCCAAGACTGCCGTTGACATCCAGCGCTGAATAACCGGCCTACAAAATTGAAAAACAAGAGTTTTTTTCAACTCCATTGTGATCATACGGCGAAACTCAAGAAGCCCTGCCCGAATTGAT